AAAAAGGGGTGGGGGTGCTTTTTTTCAGGTGGGGGGGGGCACTCTCAAAAATTCTCACTTTTTGGGCGCCAAAAATTTTGCACAGTTTTTAAAGAATTCTCGCTAGTTTCGCATAGATTTTTGTGTAGTTTTTTCTCAAAAATTCTCACTTTTTCTATACGCTTTTAAGTTACAAATTTTTAGCAAGTTCTAGCAAATTCTTCTGATCTTCTGTTGCTTCCACATACTCCTGCTCTGCCGCCTGATACCTACGCACAATGTAAACTTCTAATGGATCAAGACGCACCATTTCAGAAATGGCGGCGGTATGTAAAGAATTCTCACTTTCAATACTAAACTTCTTAGATAGGTAGTCTTCCATCTTAGCCAATCTTTGAAGTGTATTATAGCCAAGCATAAGGTCATACACATACCACTCTTCGAATTGAGTTTTAGGATCATATGGGTTGTCTTTAGTTGTTAAGTAGTAATCATAATTCTCACTTTCATTAACAGCCTCTTGATTAGCCATAATTCTCACTCCTTTCTCATAAGCTTATATGCCTATGCTTGTTCGAGAGGTCTTTAAAACTTCTTAATTCTCACTTTGCCTTTATTGTTCATAGCCTAAAAGACTAAAGGCAAGAGAAGCTGATTTGTTTGCTATAGCCTACTATTTAAAAGTCTGAGATTGTTTTAAAAACTAAAAACTTTTCACTTTGACCTTTAATAGTAAGCTAAAGCACTTCATTTTACAACCCTCTATCTTTGAAAGTGATGGGTCTAAATTGAAGGGGATAAACTATAGAAATTTGACTTGGCAGTAAGCAGATCCTAGCTTCATTTAACCATGCAATCAGTTTGCGGCACCAAGCCATGAAACAAAGGAGGTTACCTTTATAGCCATGCTTTGAAAAAGACCCCCTACCTTTAAAAAGGGGTGGGGTTTATTTTGGATGGGGGTATTTTTAAATCATCAGAAACTAATACTTAACCAATCCAATTTAGCCCCCTGCCTTTAAAACAAACGGGGTATTTATTCTTTATAGAAATAGTATTCCAAAGTTGACTCGGGTACAATTCCTTTAAGTCTCTCTTTAATTTCAGAAAGTTCAAAACCTGAATTTTTCATGCTGTTAATAAAATTAATTTTTGACTGGGGTAAAGAAGTTCTATAAGATGGCATAACAAATTCTCTTAATTCATCTTTGTCCATATTGTTCATAACTTTGAGTTTAAGCGTTGAACTAACAGCGCCATTTTCAATAGCCTCTTTTTCTCTATCAGTTAAATGAACATATACTTCTTTCTTTGAAGCTCCTACATCAGATCTAGCATCAGCTATAGAAATCTGACGAAGCTTTTTAAGATCTTTCTTATACTCATCAGTCTTTAACTCTGGCATCTCAGCTTGCTTCTGCCTAATCCGCGCATTAGCTCTCACCTGCGCTATTCTTTCTTTAGGAGCATTAGCTTCAGCAACAGCAACCTTTGCATTAAGGCTATCGATCGCGTCTTTGTATTCATTCTTAAGAGCAGGATCTACTCTTACAATCTGAATATCAATAGACTTCTTTCTAGCTTCATTAGCCATAGTCTTGAGAGCATTTGCATAATTAGCATAAGCTTCTTCTACCATTGTACCAGATGAAAGTTTACGAGCATCATCTGTTTCAGCCATTTGAGTTGAATTAGACGTTCTCTTAACTTCTTCCCAAGCAATAATGTTTCCTTTTCTATCTTTCTTAGGTTTAAAATATGATTCTCCTGTTTCTCTATAAATCTTAGCACCTGTTTCGGGATCAATAGAATATCCAAGAGCTCGCTTAGGTACATGTACTTCACTTCCTGCTCTAGATATCAATGTGCTTGCTCCACCTTTTCCATCAGGATTTTTATCCTTTTGGTATTCTTGTTTAAGAGCAGCAATTCCAAGATCTTTCTCAGATTGCTTCCAATTATATCCATGCTTTTGAGCATCAATTACAACCATTGATTGTTTAACTGCTCTAACAATTTTATCATCAGGAGCGCCTTGGATTGTCATATCAGTTATCAAATTAGATACAATTCCCATTTGCTTCTGCTTTTCTCTATCGGTCATCTTAGGCATACCTTCATAACCAGCATAGAGTTCATTCATCTTTTCACTCCAGCCTTCAAGCTCTTTATAAGGTTTCTTAACTGTAGTTTTCACTTTGTCAGTTTGAGGAATAACAATAACAGAATCTCCATCAAAGTCTGCTCCAGAAAGTACTCCAGCTACATTTGTATTAATTCCAATAGCATCAGTAGCATTACCAAGTCTTTCTTTTGCTTGCTTATTATTGTTATTAACTGTCAACATAGGAATCTCGAAGACACCTCCATGAGGATATCTAACAAGACATACAGTTGAGCCATTCTGATAACCGGGAGCATACACTTCATTATCTTTAAGATCATTTACAGGAAGAATAACTCTAGAATTCTGACCGGGAACAGCAGTTGCTTTCAATTCAACAGCATCTGAATCACAACTTTCGGCAAAGTCTTTAAGGAACTTAGCTCTAACAGTTGGATCTTTAATGTTTAAAATATCATTGTATTCATCCTGCTTTTCAGCAAGTGTAAGCTTAAGCTGTCTTTGAACAAACTCTTTCTTTTGCTTGCTTAAGAATTGTGAAGACAATGATTTAGAATATGAATCCCAGTCTCCTTCTTGCTTAATGATGTTAATAGGAGAAAGCTTTTTTTCTCCATTAATATCAATGTATTCTCTTTGTCCATTCTTGCGTATTACAGCTCCAAAAGGATTATCCCAATCAACTTCTCCATTTCTAGTAGGCTTTAACGCCTTGTATACTTTTTCTGCTGGTGTTCCTTTAGGTTTATTAGTATTGTAAACTACATCATAACCTTCAGGAATATCATTAGAATAAAAGGCCATTCCTTTCATATAGCTCTTATCATCGACATTAATTCGAACTTGAGCATAATGATTATTACCTAAAGAAAGTTCATCGATTCCGGGACGAAGTTCAATGGTTCCATCCATTGCAGACCCGCCTTCATCACCATAACGAATAAATACTCGTTTACCATCTAAAGGAGCAGGTCTTTGAGGTTTATCATAGCTTTTACCATAATCTGGAGAATAATCAACAACAGTATTAATCTGATCGATATTTTTAAATATCTCTTTTTGTGTTGTCCCTTTCTTACAAAGAACTTTCACAGTTGTGTGCTGATCTGGATTATTAGCTTGAGGAACCTGAATATTTACAGTATCATACCCTTCCTCTTTAAGAATCTGAAGAGCGGCTTTGAGAGTAGACTCAGAAACACCAATCTCTTTATCTACTCCCTTACCAACATCAAGCCAACCCTTCTTTTGGAATTCCCTTATGAGCATGTCTGCAGTACCGCGTGAACGAGACTGCTTTTCTTTGATCACATAATCGCGAAGACCGCGAATAGTACTCTCGTTCCACCCAGTTAATCTACTAAGTGTAGTTGGAGTATATCCATGAAGAAGCATCTTTTTTACATAAGTAGCTCTTGCCACAAGATCTGCTTCCTCTGCTGCTTTACGCTTGTTTCTAAGGATAGTTGTAGAAATATCAAATTTCTTAGCTATCTCTGTTTCGCTAAGTCCTTGAGCTTTGTATTCTCTATACTGCTTAAGCCAACCATCTTCATGCTGATAAGGATTTTCGCCTGAACCCCATGGATAACGCCCACTATGACGAGGAGTTCCATAATGCTTAATTATTTTGTCTTCTAAGTCTGTTCCCAGCATCTCAGAGAACGACTCCTCATCATAAATATCCATTACCCGTCTTCCTCCTTAACCTTATTGATTAGTCTGTCAAATCGAGTAGCTTGCGCCATTATATAGATAATAGCATCAGCGGGTGGATTGCAAATCTCAATATCATTGGACTGATAGATACGAAGCTCAATCTTAATATCTTTCGGATTAATTCCATAGTCCATACAGAAGAAAGCAGCATAAACCATCAGCTGTTCCATCTTAGCTTTTATAGTTCCAGTTTTTAAATCATGAATTCTCAAAGTCTTTCCGTCAAAGTAAATTGAATCTGTTGTACCAAATGCATTATCGGTATAAACCAACGGTTGCTCAGGACGCATACGATATCCAATAGCATCGTTTACATACATGTTGAGCGTTAGGTTCTTCTTTGGTAAGTTTTGGCGTAAAGCAATAGACTCTGCTGCATACGCATGAAGTCTAGTTCCTTTAGCCGCTGCCAATGCTTGTTTGTACATAAATATCAATTTGTCATCATCCCAATTAATCCAGTAAGGTTTACTTGCTGATAGGAATGCATGTTGACCTTCGTACTTTGAGCGATCTTTCCATTGCATCTAAAACTTCCTCCTTGTTCTCAGGAAATATCACAGCAGCAAAACTCATATAGCTGAGTCTCTCAAGATACAATTCCTGATTAGGTCGGAATGGTTCATCTTTAGATTTCTTGCATTCAAGCATAGCCCATTTCTTTTTGTATAATATCAATAGATCTGGAATGCCTTGTTTGTAGTTAGGATCGTTCTTCAAAACCAAACAACCCGGAAACCGCCTATAAATTTCTTTTATAAGCTTACTCTGAAATCTAGATTCTCTTTTCATAATATCAATACCATAAAAAAAGAAAAGACAGATTCTACTCTATCTCTTCTATAATAGGGAGTGATTCTTTCGCGAATTCACTTAACAAAGTCTCTTTCATTAAAGTTCCTCTTGGACGCTAATGCCTTCATTATTGAAATATCAATTGTGCTGTTTGTTCTTAAATGATAGTAATTCAGAACTTTAAATGGAGTGTTAAGACGATCTATTCGACCGCTCGCTTGAATCATTGTCTTGTAACTATACGACTGACTATAAAAGATTATGGTATCTGTCTTGATACAATTCCATCCTTCAGAGCCAGCCATATAGTTTACAAGATATACCCATTTGTTGCTATCTGGTACTTCTTCATGTTTATGGCCATTCCACTCAGCAATGTCAAATCCTCTATTCCAAAATAGCTTCTTTAAAATATCAAGCTCATAATCAAAGGAATAGAAGATTATTACTTTCTTATGTTCTTCAGCTATTTGCTTTGTAATGCTCTGTCTACTTAAAGAAGAATTAGCAATCTTTCTTAAAGCATAACATAGTGCAGAAATATCATTAAATGGTTCGCCGGTTTCAGGGTCTTGCCTAGTTTTCATAGTTTGCTTATACAGTTGCATATTATAGTCAGCTATAATAGTTTGATGATTGAGAGTTGCTGGAGTTTTATAGTCCATATTAATTAGAATATCATTCCTAAGCTTAATCAATCTTCCAACATTCAAATAACTGCTAACACTAGGATACTTAGTATTCCTAGAATACACAACATGCATACAAGTAAACTCTGTCTTGTTCTTATAAAATCCATTCGCTATAAACACAGGAATGTAGTCGAGCCATGTATCGCCGGGAGTGGCTGAGAGTAATATCCATTCATTATTTCTTGCGATCTTAATAAAGGTCTTACTCCATGTGCCATACCCGACGACACGCTGCTCGTCAAATAAGAAAAAGGAGTCCCTGACATCGGCATACTTTTTAATATTGTTCCAAGAGTCAATAGCCTCAGCATGAATATCAAATGGAGCTAATTCGCTTTCCCATTCAAACGTATCACGCTTACGAGCAGTCGTAATAATATACAACTTCTTAGCATTAACTAATGGCTTAATATTTTCAAGCTCTCCCCCTTGGCGGAGGAAGTAATACGCTAAACCAGTTCTAGATTTACCACTACCAACTCCGCCGCAGAGGATGCAACCGTTCTTCATCTTCTTTACGGCATCTTCCTGATATGGATACAAGAATGCCATAAATATCAATCTCCTTATACAATCAAATTATACTTCTCAGCAAAGTCCTTCTTCGGAATTACTGCATACATAGTCCTAAGATACGCAGTCGTTCCAGACTTGCCACCACGCTCCCAATTGTAAGGTGTAAAGGAAATATCACACGATACAAGTCTAATATCATCGAGCTCGCCAATAGACTCGGCATCAAGCTGAGTAATAGTTCCACCTACACCACCATAAACTGTATAGACTTCCGGCGGGAACTTATCAAACCGAACTCTAATCTTAAGCTCCGGAATCTGAATATCATTCCCTTCCTCATCTTGTGTATTAAAATAGAAGATATTGTAACCCATCTCCGCAAGAGCACCAGCTTCATCATCGTTAAGCATGATAACGAAATCCTTCATTCCCGCAGGTCCGAACTTGTCACCTCTGAAGTTCTTAAGAGCCGGTACCAACTGTGCATCCTCAATGATTACTTTTCTTCCTTCGAATCTCAACATAATGAATTCCTTTCTAGGAGACGAATTGTTCAAAGTCTCCAAACTGTTCTATAGTTTTTCTTGCTTCTTCGGCTTTGTCTTCAAAATATCCATAATCAATGTCATCCTCTATTCCAAGTTCTTTGACTACTTCTGATTCTTCCCAAAGCCAATCTTTACTATCGGTAACAGATACATACTTGTCACCTCTAGCACTTACTAATTTTCCGCCTCTTGTCTTCATAGGACAGAATTGACCAACTTTACCTACGAATCGGCGAGTGATACTTCCATCTGGATTGGTATATTCCAGATACATAGAAGTTTGAACGGCCCTTGTTACACAGAAGTCATCAAATATCAATGGCTCGTGCGTGAACAAAGTCTTCTTAACATAAGGAACTTGGAACTGAGCTCCGGTTGTGATCCATTCTCCAGTTCTAGCTTCCTTACCTACATAAACAGCATCATTCACAAGACAAATCTTCTCAAAGATTTCCTCGATCTCAAAGTCATAACCATACTTCTTGCCAAATGCTACTACAGCATCGATAGTTTTCTGATCTGCTCCGGGAATCTTAATCGAGTCTGTCTTAATATGAATAACCTGTTCACCAAGTTCATCTTGCACCATATGCTTGAGATCGACCATGAATAATGCTCCACGCTTAGCAACAATGTTGTCAATGTTGCGAGGATCTTTAAATGGATTAGCGAACTTAGCTGTAGTATACCCATAAACTGAATTAATTACCAGCTTCAATGCTAACGACAATGATTTCGCCGTTGCTTCATCTTTCAAATATTTAGTTAACTTACCATCAAACATTTGGCTAATCTTGTCGAACTCTTTATGCTTAATTAAGATACGAATATCTTTTAAAGTTTTGAAGTTGGCAGTATACTTACCAAATAAGTTCAATGCTATTATGGAACTAGGATGCATACTTGCGACGTCGAGAACTGGAGTATATCCATACATTCCCGGAACAGCAAATACGTACCCACCTTCACCGGGATCTTCTCCTCTATAACTGCTATGCCCAAACTCATATTTATAGCCCGGGAACATCTCAGAGAGATCTGTATACACCAGTTCAGGTTTCTTGTCATCACCAAATATAATTTTAGTAGAATGCAATCTTGAAGGGTCATTTACAGAAAGACCAGACAATTCAGCTAATATCATTCTGACAGTCAAGTCTTCTTTTGTTGCATTGTAAACTGCTTTTGTAGCTTTAACATCATTGCAGCAATATTCTGCTACTTTTCCCCAAAGCTCTTCTGGAACAGGTTGTGTCCAATCCAGATCCATTTCCTGATGATGAATACCGAGTTCAATCTCCCATTTCTTCAAGCTCTGCTTCTTAGTCGAATAGTCATAAATATCACACCACGACAAGTTATAAGCTTCGCCAAAGAAACAACCACGGTCATTCTTCTCATTAATGATTCTTTGAGAAATATCAAACAGCATCTCATTAGTGTATCCAAGCGATCTAGCATATGCAATATGATTGTCATATCTTCTACAGTTAAAGCCTGCCCATCTTTTCTTATTACCACCAAATATCACTTTAGTAACTTCTTCAGGAGATGGATTAATTAACCTTACTGTTTTATCCTCATCCTCTCGTTCATAACACATTACAAACAAGTTAGGATAAACCTCAACATCAAAGAATATCAATGGATCTTCATCATTATTATATGCTAAATCAGGAGGACTACAGTCCTCGCTCTTAAACTTCATCTTCTTAACAACAGAAACGCAATACTCACTCTGATTAGTCGAACTAAAAGCAAATGTAAGAATATCATTCTTCATGTCTGTTACATCATAATGAATTCCACTTTCATATGCTTGAGTAAGTACCATATCAATATAGTCAATATTAGGTTTCGTGTTAGGCCAAATCTGTTTTCTAAGAGCTTTAATGATACAGCTTCGGAGATGTTTCTCGTCCTTTAAAACCTTTTCATCCATAGTTCTACCACTTTTCTGCTTTAGAGCCAGACCGCTACTAATTGTTGCTATAGGAATATCATTGCATAAAGTTAGCTTTCTTCTTAATGCTGAGTTACCAGTAAAAGGTTTAACTTCAATTGCATCGGCATAAGTTCTACTCAGAAGACTTGCATCTCCATCATAGTAATAATGCAAATGAATTCCTTTACCAGACTTGCTCAATTCTGCATAAGTCGGAGGCCACTTACATGCTTCAGCAAGATTAAGTTCAAAGTTCTTCTCACCTGATACATCTTTAATATCAAAGTCGATTACTATCATGTTTGAAGGAACTTGAACATAATGCTCTTTAGTAGTGTCCAGATCTTTCAGAGTTGTGGTAACATCTTTCCACGGTTTACTAGGTGTCCCATGTTTATTGCTATACTGTGCAGAACAATCTTTACAAATATCATTTAACAAGCTTTTCTGCTGATCAAATTCAAGCCAAGGACGATTCTCATCATTCTTTCTACCTTTGAACTTATACTTAAATTTCTCAGCTTTAAAACCAGAATAGACATTACGTAAATGTTGACGCTTTCCTTGTTTATCTATCATTTGCAGTTCTTTGTCAAAATGCTCAAAGTAATCTTTAAGATTATCTCTAAATTCATACATTATTGGTTTAATTTCGCCAGAACATTCGTCAGAACAATATTTCTTATATAGTTCAAATGCCTGTTTTAATGTAATGACTTCGAGATCATTAAAAATATCAAAGTGCATTTCGACAAAGTTATAGAATGCATCTGTTCTGCTTTGCATGTCTAATGGTTTATAGCTAGCATAATAGCTTTTGCCTAACTTTTTGTAAACTTTAAGACACTGATTAGCTATTGCTCCTAACTCATAGTCTATTCCATTGAACAACTCCCAATAGTGATCTTCGGGAATGCTTTTGCCTGTAGGCTGAATATCAATAAGTCGTCTGATAGTTCCAGCTTTAGCGTCTGTAATCCTAACTGGTTTATTACTACCCATCATAAGAAACGTATTAATCTTGAAAGGATACTTAGGTTTGTTCTTTTCGTTGATTAACAGTACCTCATGGGATACGACACTATTCAAACTAGAATTATCATTTATTCGGCTTAGATCAGCTTCGTGTTCAATACCGACTAATGGATTAGACTTAAATGCTTCAAGTCCAAAGCTATCTCTAGAAGCTAAAAGTTTACTATCGATAGGCTGCCAATATCCATCAAACAGTTTTTGCACTATTTCCATTACAGTTGACTTACCTGTACCCGGAGCACCAAAGAATACTATAAACTTTTGAATATTTTTAGAATCACCAGAAGCAATTGCTCCAATAGCCCATTCAATCTTTTGCTTCTCTTCTTCATCATACAAATATCCAACAAGTTCGTTCCAACACTTTGGTTTTGAATTGCTAAGATTATAGTTAAGATGTCTACTTGCATAATCTTTCTTTTCAGGCTTGTCATCTAGAAACATAGGTTTACAATCTAATTGTACAAAATTATCAGGCTGTCTACTCAAATATTCACAGAACTCTTTCCAAGATCTACTTGAATTATACTTCATGTATTTTATCTGAATATCAACCATCATATTCTCGTACTGCTTAGCATACTCATCTAAAGCATTATCTACTTCTTGGACTACTGAGTACGGATCAGTTGACCAATACCCAGTAGTCTCATCGTAGAGAGCATAGAAAGAATGACCTCGCACCATTAGATCGTTGCTTTTACCCATAATAAAATCGGGATAGATTTCTATAGATCCGTTTCTAATTTTTTTCGAATTAACTCGATAGAAATCCATTTAGGTCTCCTTCTATTTGTCCCGTACCACCTTTTTTTTATTATTTTTATATAACTTCTATATTGTTATTTCATATTGTAGATCTTTCAAAAAGGCTTCAAAACTGGTGAAACTGGGACAAAAGTAGTATTTTTTACTCAAAAACGATGTTTTCTGACGAAATTCTTGTCTCTGGAACATCTTTTACAACTTTTTTAGTTTCCTTCTGTCCCACTTTTTCGTCAATTTTCACCACTTTTAAATCCATTCTCCAAATCTTATAAATCAAAAGATAGATAGCTAAACGATCGCAATTCTGTCTTCTTTCCAATCTAGTGAGTCTTTTTCTAAGAATATCAAAGGAACCTCTAACTTCTTTCACGAACTTCCGATACACATCCGCATTGTCCACCATCGCATCACGAAGTCCATAAACCTTGCTGTTCAAAACTTTGATTGCATACTCAACATCTTTCATACGATGTCCTCCTTGAATTCATCTAGACTATTTAAGTAATACATCCATTGATACCAAATATCAATCTCACGCATGTCTTTGCCACAAGGATAGTAGCAGCAGCCACCTCTCCCATCGGCGCAATACTCTCGTCTCAAAAACCTCTGTAAGATCTTATCAACAAGCTCCTTATCGAACCCACTGTCCTCAAAGTTCTCAAGGCCCATAGACGAGATCATATACCAAAACCAGCGATTGGGGGAACTGGTGTCATAACCTATCAGGTCGTCAAGTTTTCTCGCTAGAGCTACTAAGACTTCGAGGACAGAAGGTCCTTCAGAAATATCAATAGAATCGAAGACCGGCACATCATTCATAAACTCTATTCTCTGCAGATCTGCGTCTCCTATCCTATCGCTATCCCTCTTTAAAACTGCAACAAATGGGGTGGACTGCAATTCGTTGAACAACCGCGAATATGCGGAAATATCATGTTCGGTCGCTACAAACGCAAGCAACCATAGCATAAATCCGTCCATAATCCCCCTTTCTTTACTCCACTGTACGCGTCATTCTATAAGTAATATCAAATACCATATTCATGGCTTCGTTCTTCACAAACCACTGCTTGGCATCTCCAAATTCGATATCCTTAAGCATCCGTTTCACAAGCTGGTCACCAATGTACTCACGATACTCATAAAGCTCCTCAGACTCGTCATCATACAGATCACCATACTGGTCAATAGACAAATCGACACGATCAAAGTCATCAGAACCTTCATCAAATTCTGTATCGTCGATCAAGAATGGTGTCTTACGAGGCTTTCTTCTTGTAGCTGCTTTCTTAGGAGCTACTTCATAGATTGTAGGATCTTCCTTATTAGGATCTTCTACTTTAAGTTCGTCAACAGGAACTGCATCCTCAACAATAACCTCGTTCTCCTTACCATACTCCATCTGCTCCAAAATATCAGGCGTCAGCTTACTAAGATCTGCCAGCTGTTCATTCTGGAGAATGTCGATCTCTTTGTTCTTATCCTCAAGAATAGCATTAATCTCACCTACAGCCCAATCCTGAGTTTTCTTCTTTCCGATCTTGAATCCGAGAAAATATCCAGCTGCTCCAACGGCTGCACCTGTTACAACATTAATTACAATCTTAATACCATTATTCATTTGAGTTTTTCCTCCAAATATCAATCAAGTGGTTTCGGCTTCGGTAGATTCAATGTATAACCCTGCGGAGTCAATGTAACATGAGCATTACCCAAGTTCTTCCAACCCCACTTATTATACACTGCTTCATTGCGATAACCGTTCTTTGCTACTGTTGCATGACTATACAAGTCACTAATTGTTACCTGCGGATACTGATCAAGCATCTCAACAAGATCATTCAGACAATCCTTAGCGTCTTCAAAGCTACTAAACAATGGCTCGGTGTAAGATGTAACCATGTTAGGAGCAAGTTTCTGCTGGATTGAACTATTATTGTCCAGACTGGAAGCGAAATATGAACTATAGCTAATTCTATTGCCGCTGCCAGAAAGGAACGAACTTGTGATCTTGCGTTTAGCGTTTACTGCCTTCTCTCCGTAGAATATCAGGCTAACCGTATCACACACCATCGTAACGATGAAATCTTTGATGCTAGGGACGACCACTCCCTCAAATATCTTTCCTTTTACCGTTCCTAAATCCTCAGCAATGAAGACTTCTTTGATTCGTCTCCAACCCTTGGCCTTAGGAGCATCTACAACTATTTCCGGCTGAATGTTCTTAATGACAGAACCACCGGGCACTGGGGGCATAACCATAAATATCATTCCTCCTTTAAGGATGCTGCTGAATAATAGAACCAGAAGAGGTCACTTGAGTCTGTCATGAACCTCTCCTGATTCACAATCTGTTCAATATCTACTTCTCTTTGAATGGGTTTGTCTCAATTGCGATTCGCTTAGCCTCCCTGAGATCACCGGGCTTAGGCACCCTTGTATTGAAAATATCAATATACAGACACTCAGGAATCACTGCTCCCGTCTCATCACAATCTGCATAGATTCGGAAGCTCACCTGTCCTTCGAGAGACTTATCAGGATCATAGATCAGATAATAGTTCTCTGCTTCCTCAAGCTTATACGACCGTCCACAACAGAAGTGCTTACGAACCTCATTGAGATTGACGAAACCATAGAGGCCCATAGCTCTCGGAATCGTATCTTCCAAGATTCTCTTGATGTGGTAAATATTCCAATCAAATCCCGGTTCCCAATCAGAATATCTGTCTTTCTTGAATTCCATACACGTCGGAGACAAGAATACTGTCGTAGGAACAGCGTATCCATCACGTTCTGCAGAATATCCATTATCGCTATCATATACGATAACACCATTCTTCAGGATCATCGACTCAAGATCGTTCGGCATACCTGCACAATATGGCGTATTTACCTGCTCTTCCTGACCTTCTGCTGGCGGTGTCTCAGGATTCACACCTGCAAGAAGCTTCTGATTCAATGCATGCTCCGCTGCCAGAGCTGCTGTTGTGGTTGCGAGCTCATGACGCAGATTGAAGTGAGATTTACTGTAAAAAGCAATGGAACTGATGGTCAGTCCCGCAGGAATAATATAATTCTTGATCGTCTGCTTTGTTACATTACGATAAATGGATCGACGAGATTCAGCCTTCGCAGCCTTTACTTCTGCATCGTCCATAGGGTCGTCAAGATAGTTCTCAATCTTAGCAGACTCAAGATCTGCCATTGCCTTCGTCTTAATCGTAGCCTTTGCTGTTACTACAACCGCTGCCACTTCGGTCACAACACCTGCTCCAAAGAGAATATCATTCTTATTGGTTTTGACGAAGTGCTTAATGCCATGCCAAATTCTTTTTAACCTTACACTTTTCATTCTTTTGTCTCCTTTAGTTCATTATTAATTTTTTCTCTACATTCTTTACAAAGACAGCGTCCATCACTATCTTCTTCAGCAAAGTACTTAAATGTGGTATCTTTTTTACAACCTTCGCATTCTCTTATAACCCAATTACCATCATTACATAACTTACCCGAAAACAACAGAATAAGTGGGTTATCTTTCTCGTCACACTCCACAAATTTCATTCTTTTGTCTCCTTTTCAACTAAAGATATCAGTCTGTTGAGATACCACTGAGCTTTCTTAAGATCCTCAAGCCCATTCTTTTGCTTCCATCTGAGCGTGTATCTGAGAATATGGCTTGTGTAGTTGCATTCTCTGCCACTCAGATCTTCCGTGAAGGCATCAATTACATCAATGACCTCCAATCCTGACTTCGACTGATAGTGCGGTGGGTGATTCACCATGTCCTTTAAAGGACTATCAGTCTTCCTGTTGTCCATGGCCTTTCCTTCGATTACCGGAATATTAGTTTCAGGCATCGGAGAGCTGTAACCAAGGAATCCATCATACACTTCTTCCATCTTTGGGTCCTCCTTCTACTAACGTAGCATTTCTCACTTCTTTCGAAATGAAATATGTCAAAATTTATGGCGAAAAGAAAAAGGATCTGTTTAAGATCCCTCTTCTATAATAGTGACTGATTCTACTGCGAATCGTACCACCATTTAATTGAATATACTGGGTCTCCATAAGTATTTAGAAAAGAAAACTCTACTTTATAGCCGAGTAAAGTCAAATATTTACTTATTTTGCCCCATTCTAAAATTACTGAACTATCTTTAACAACAGTCTTATTTATTTGAGTCTGATGAAAAGAAGCAGCTGCACGAATAGCACCCATAATATCGCATAACTCATTTCTTTCTGAATCCGTAAAGCTATCGATAAGAGCATCTCTAGCAGTCAATATCTCGCAAGGTCTCACATGATTACTATCGTCAGTTCTGTACGTTACTAGTCGTTCCATTCAGTTCCTCCTTATAACATTTCTGAAACAAGTTCTTCCAATAGTCTCTTTCTGCTTTCATTTTATTGCATTTGGCTTTAGAGCCCTCATACCTCTTACGCCAATACAATATCTTTTGCTCCCACATCTTACAATCTCCCATAGATCCAATAAGACCATAGATTACTCTCATTTCAGTATCATTGAGCTTCTTTTTAATGTTTTCTAAGACATCTCCTATTGTTGCATTTTTAGAATATCCATCATTATTGTTTACTTTCATCTTTTGTCTCCACTTCATAAAGTTCCCATGAATTAGGATTATTTAAAGCGCATTTAGTTTTTAAGTTAAATATACAACTTTCACAGCCATGATCAAGATTATTAGTATTCATATAAATACATTGTTCTTGTAATCTTTCAGCAAAATCTAATGATAAATCAGCTGACATTCCTAAAATCTCCTTTTTAATTCTATTCTTTAGAACCTCTAAAAATGCTGATAAAGCCGTTATAGTTCTAGTGTCGTCTTTAGCTAAAACTAAAAATTCTGAATAGGCTTTATCGATAATATCTTCAATCTTCATATACTTAGCAGCATTATCGAAATCCTGCCATGTAATTTCGTTGCCTTTCAAATTCCTCAGAATCTTATCTCGTTCCTTCTCGGTCATAGCGCCTTTATGAACCATACGATCTAGTATACATTTACATGACATCGGCATAAAATATCAGCATCCTTTCAAAATATTTTTTGTAATCTCTTCATTAGTATACCCTAAAGCATATATATTACAGCATTCCAGTTTCCTAATCCATGCGAGATCAAACTTAGCTTCTTCTAGACTATTGTATTGGTAACCTAGATAAGCATTATGCTTTTCTGAAAATATCAAATAGCAAGGTCCCCATTTAGAGACTCCGCTTCCGGGAAACCAAGGATCTTCTTTAGACTGATCGTACTCAACTTCATAACAACGATGAATCTCGTATCCTATGACTTTAAATACGCACCCTTCCTTCTTTAACTTTGAAAATTCATATTGATCATTACTCATAAATATCACCCTTTAAATGTTTTTTAATAAACTGATGAAGATTTTGGATCTCGATTTTTAGTTCTTTGTTTTCGGTTTCAAGCTTAGCAATTTTAATAGATTTCTTAACTAAAAGTTCTGAAGCGTTTTTAACGGTTACTGCCATACTGTAATATGCTGCTTTAAGTTCTTCATTTTCGGAAAGCATATTTTTCCATGAATCTTCAGTAAATCCCATAAATATCACCTCCCCATTTTAATACAATCTACAGTTTCTGGCGGATCAGCACCCGGCTCTTCATTTTCAGGCGGAAGAGTTCTGTATTGACATGGACTATCTTCATCGGCATCCATACACTGTGTTCCAGATTTATACCCACATCCACCCATGCAAATATACTCATCTCCAGTGACTGTACAAATATAAGGCGAATCTTCTGAGATTTTAAGTTGATTCATAGCAGGCTTATCCCACCATTCCATAAATGATTCGAAGCATTGCTTACATAAATCTGCTGAATGATCATGTTTAGTAATACTTGTACTGCAAGTAAATATCATTGGTTTGCTGGAATATTGTACAATTTTTTCGTTATAATTTTCATAAAGTTTTCCGCATCTATCGCATTTGTATGCTATTGACATAAATCTCACTCCTCATTCTTAACGTAAATGTTTCCATCCGGTGCAATGAACATCGGCTTCTCACTCCTAAATATCATTCCGTCAGGACCAGCTCCTACGACATTACTCTTTGGCTTTTCCTGCTTCCTTATTCTGATGACAATTTCTCCGCTCTCAACTCTAGCCAAGAGTTCATAGTCATCAGGGTTATTGATCAGATCTTTAATTGTTGAAGTCTTCATAGGCTTGCAACATTTCTTTTTGGAAAAATCGTCGAAGACTTTGGTGGCCACACGTTCAGCCACCTTGTCCTCTACCTTTCTACGAAATATCATTTTACTGTTCCTCCGTTTCTTTAACTACTCCATCAAGAATAATACCCACACCATCTCCAATAGATGTAACAGGCAACTTACCATCCCATGCTTGGAAATAATAATACTCACGAAGTCCCGGATACTTGGTCAACTGTTCTCCGATGTTACTTAAAATAGCAGCCTCTTTCTGGCCCGCATATTCTGCAGCATCAGCGTTTATCTGCTGTACTTTCTTATCTGCCTCCGCTGCCAAAATTGCTGCATCAGCATCTGCCTGAGCTTTAATTCTCTGTTTATCAGCAGCTGCATTTGCCTCAATAATAGCCTGCTCCTGTTCGGTCTTAGCTCGAAGTTTATTCTGTTCAGCAACTTGCTTAGCTTCTACTGCATTAGTAAAAGATTCTGTAAAATCAATATCGCTCAATGAAGTTGATACTACATTAATATGATAATCAGCAAGTCTAATTCTCAAAACATCTTCTACTTGAGCACTCAAACTACCACGCTGTCCAATTAACTGCTCTGCAGTATACTTAGCAACAACGCCTTTTACAGACTCTTGAACTTTGGGTTCCATTACAGTATTTACATAATTCTCACCAATAGTCTTATAGATAGTCTGTGCGTGTTCTTTGTCAATGCTGTAATTAACGGCATATTTAATCGTTACTTCCTGAATATCAGACGAGAAACAAGATAGCTCTACATCATAGATCTGCGTCTTGTTGTCCATCTTTTTAACTGTCTGCCAAGGAGCAACAAAGTGAATGCCAGAGTCAAGAGTATAGTCTTCAACTCGACCAAACGTAACAACTACTCCAGTATTACCTGTAGGTACTGAAGTTATACAACTTAGTATTGTAAATCCGATAAATATCAACAAAGAAATACACAAACGAAAACCTACTGAAATAGGTTCGTCTTCATAAAGGTCGTCAATACCGAGAATTATAAAAGCTGCAATTGCAAGAATAATACCAAGAATTAATAAAATCATTTTGTTGTACACCTCCGTTTAATTGTTTTAGCAAATTTGTGAAGAGTTTTGACTGCTTCATTAAACTCTTTTCCTGAAACGTACATTGGACATTCAGCACAAGAACAACAATTATCATCATAATAAAAATCACACATAGTTTCTCTTGATCTTTCTGTGCACTGATCGGTCTTATCAATTATTTCAATCGCTCTGCTTACTGTCATCCTTTTTCCTCCTCTTAGCTTCAACAGCCTTTCTAGCTTCCTCTACAGCCTTCAGAATTTTATTCTGCTTATGCTTCTCACGTTCCTTCTTACGCCAATCTTTACCGATCAACCAACGCTTAAACGTATTAGCATAACTACCCTTATTACCCAAGCACTTCTTAGCAAAAGCCATAGCCAGACCCTTCTCATAGTCACAAATATCAGTCCCCTGAGTTCTGACCATAGTCTTAGTACCATCATCCCAGAAGACAATAGTGCAAGGTCCGGAGAAGATTACTTTCGTAGGCTCGTACTTGAGAATGTAGGTAGTTGGAAGAAGAGGCTTGTTGTCGAAGTATGCTATGCTGTACTTAGCCATTTTACTCAATACTTCAGCAAAGTCAGAAATATCAGGCAAGTTCGAAGACAAATCGTCAATGCAGATTCTCTTTGCACTTC